TACAAAGTTACAAATATATAATAATAACAATAATACCAATGCTTTTTTATGAAACTTTCTATGTAACTTTCTACGTAACCTTAAAAAAGAGAGTTACAAGCATTTTTTATAGAAAGTTACATTTTAAAAAAGTTACACTTAGAAAGTTTCAAAATTTTTAGCTTTATATTTTTCTTCTGAAACCTTTTTGAACTCCATATTTTCCAAACCTAGATGCTTGTTTTATCTTTTCCCACTTAAATAGGGTTGATAAAATCTTATTAATTTCAATGCTGTCGCTCTTTTTTAGATATCTAATATCCATTTTTAAAGCTTCTTCCCATATTTCAGCGGCACACACTTTATCTCTTAATACCAAATCTTTTTCATCATATTGTAGAGTCACAGTTTCATATTCATTCAGATATGTTCTTCTAGCAAATAAATCCATAGTATTCCAATTTTTAGGTATTTTCTTGTCTAAGTAATCCAAAATAATACCCTTATACACATTGTCCTCCAAGTGCAATTCCTGTTCTTTTACAGCTAATTCTAATGCTTCTTTTGATAGAACTAAATTATAAGATTTATCTTTTGCAAGTTCACAAGCCTCAGCCCATATCTGATCTAACTCATCTTTCAAGTCATCAAAGATAGATTTTTTTGGATTAAATATAAAGCAATCTATTGGCCAAAATCTTCTATTCCCTGTTTCATCTCTTAAAAAGTTAGTATCATTTGCAGTTCCAAAGAAGGCACATCTTCTTGGATATTTTTGGGCTCTACGCCCATACGAGGCTCTAAAGACATCATCAGTTCTACTTAAAAAGTTTTTTACCAAATTCATTTCAGATTTTCTTAATGAACTAAGTTCTCCCATTTCTAGAATCCAACTTCCTTGGATTAACTCGCAAGCGTCTTTACCCTCCACATTAACCAAACTATCGTTATACCACTCCATTCCTAATATTTTTAAAAATGTACTCTTACCTACACCTTGTGGCCCGATTAGAATAGGCATATTATCCCATTTAATCCCACCATAAATAGCTCTTTTAGCGGCAGCTACTAATGATTTTTCTGAAACTTCTCTAGTGTATACATTATCTTCACAGCCTAGATAATCTATAAATAAAGTTTCTAGTCTTTTTTCTCCATCCCATAAAGTTGATTGAATTCTAGTAGCAACCTTATTTTCTGCATTTTCTTCTGCGATTAGATTAACTCCATCAATGATTTTATTTGTAGAAGTGATTCCATAAGTACTCTCTAAATACCACCTCAGACCTGCGTCATCAGTATCCGTCCACAATCTGTCATCAGCTTCAAATTTTCTATCCCAAGGCACATCTTTTCTTACAAGTATTCTTGAAGAGAAAATATCCTTGAAGATTTTAAATTTTAGTTCTCTATCATTTCTTAAAATCAGCATTATATTAGCAAGAGTACTAAGTACTTTCGTATTATCTTTCGAGTTATATACAAGTTCTGCTGTCCAAGAATCGTCTTCTTCAACTAATACACCATCAACAGCATCTACGTCAGGATTATTAGAGACTGAGAACTCAGCTATTGCTTTTTGCCTTCTCTCTTTAAGTAAATCTGAATTAACTGGAGTTTTAGCGAATACCCATTCTTTCATGGCTAGCCAAGAAGGTAGTTTGGCTACAGGAGTTTTAATATCTGCTTGGATATCCAAATGACCGAATTTATGTAATCTTACTAAGTCAAAAGCATTTACTAATTTTTGACTGCACGGATCTGTTGCATGATGTGAGTATAAGAAAAGTCCGTCTTGATACACAATAGCTCCAGCAGTAGTACTTCCACCCACAAAAGTCAATCTATCAGATATATCACAGGGTTCATATACTCCAGGTAAAAACTCATCTATTGCTTGGTAAATATTAAACCTTCTACAGAATGCCCCTACCATTCCCTCTTTTTCTAAAGGGTTTTCTTGTTGCTTCAGCAAAGTTAAATGATGCTTTTGGGCATCAGGAACTTCTGGCCATGTTGTTACATCTCTCCAATCAGCATACATATTAAGAACTGCCTTACCATCTAACATAGGCTTGTCAGCATAAGTAAAAACATAATCGCTATCAGTAGAATGGCTAGGCCAATACATTAACCTAACAGCTTGAAAGGTAGTAGGATCACAATAACGCAATCCTATAGACTCTGCTACCTTTCTTGCTATTGGTTCATACTCATCGGCAGATACATCTTCAGCCAAGGGCAAAATAACTCTTATTCTAGGTTTAGTAGTTTGGTGCTTACGAGTGCTGTACACCGCATAAGCACAGCCTAAGCTATTAAGAGTTTTTATAATCTTAGTGTCATCTTCATAAGCTAAATTGTCTAAGTCAAGAGTAATTAAACTTCTGCTTTCAACTGCTTCACTTCTTCTAAGATTACCTTTCAATTTTCCACCAACAAAGCCTCCAACGTCCTTAATATCATCTTGCTTAGCTTTAGAATAAGATAAGAACTCATCTAGTGTTTCAGTTGTTATTTTAGGTTTTCCTAATCTTTCTACAAATTCAGACCAGGTAATTTCAGTTGTTACCCATTGCTTAGAGTGTCTGTTATTTGCTTCAGATATTATTAATTTTCTCGAGTTCTCCATCTGCTATCTCCTTTTATCCAAGTTCTATTATTTTGTTAACACAGTTAATCGCATCAGGAATTTTTAGAGCGATTATATTTCTAAAAGTTTCATTCATTAGTAGAGCTTTTTTAGCAGGCATTTCTCCACAAATTCCAAATATTATAGTTGTCCAGTCTGTGTCTAATTTATTTGCGATGCTGTCTAAAGTATTTTCGTTATCATATTCATCTGCTTCATTCCCTTTCTCTATCCAAGACAGGTATTCAACTGCCTTGTTGTAATCCTCTTTCCCGTTCTTTTTTTCAGCACGAACCAGGTATTTAATCGCATTCCATATTCTAGTTCCTAAAGGGTTAGGCATATCTCTAACAATAACATCAGATAAGTCTTTACATTCAAAATTACAACCTGGTATCATATAATGCTTTGGTGAATGTACGTTATCAACTGCTAACTCTATATCTTTTTCAAAGTCCTTTTTTAAATCTCTATCTGGAGTTTCTCCAATAGCAACTAGTATTTTCTTTTCAAGAGTAGGACTCTCTACATTAAGTCTTCCATTTTCTAAATGTGATAAAAAGCCTTGTGTAACTCCTATTTTTGTAGCAAATTCTGTTTGAGATATTTTATTTTCATCTCTAAATTTTTTTATTTTTCTTCCTATATGCATAATTTCCTCCTAATCTTTCATATAATAACTACCGGTAAATCCAGCAGCATTTAATATTAATCCTTTTGCCCAACTAATTTCTTCTGTCATAGTTTTTATAACTTCTTCTAACTCCACAGACTTTGGAACATCTAGTATTATCTCGTCATGCACGTGGAACACTATTGGCCAACCTTTATCTTTTACTCTTAGCAAAGTTTCTGTTAAGCAGTCTCTTGCGATAGCTTGTACAATATTTTCTGTTAATTTACCGCCATAAGTTGGGATAACTTCCCACTTCTTAGATGTTTGATTAATCCCCATGTAATGCATCTGCATTTGCCCAAATTGATTTTCTTTTAAAAATGGTTTTGGATAGAAAAGTTTTCTACCACTTGGCAATTCAATTGTGAAAAAGTCTTGACCATAAATAAAATCGTACTCTTTAGCTAACTTTACACATTTAACTATCTGCGGTTCTCCAGTTTCTAAAACTTCAACTGCAGCATTCTCTAATGCATACCACAACTCCACAATTCTTTTTGATGATTTTCTCCATCTGTCTACAATGTCTTTCATTTCTTCATCAGTCAGTCCCATATCAGCTGCACCCATAGCAGTTAAAGCTCCAACACTACCTTGGTATCCTAGTGCAAGTTCTGCAACTTTTCCTTTAGCTCTAAGATGATAGTTTTCTTTACCTTTTGCGATGGTATTTATTGGCACTCCAAACATTTGAGATGCTGAGGCCTCATAGATTTTTCCATGAGTTTTAAACACTTCCATTCTCCACTCTTCTCCAGCAAGCCATGCTATAACTCTTGCCTCTATTGCTGAGAAGTCTGACACAACAAAATGATTGCCCTCAGAGGGGATAAATGCTGTTCTGATAAGCTGTGATAAGGTATCAGGTATATTTCCATAAAGCATTTCTAATAGTTCACCATCACCTCTTTTAATAACATCTCTAGCTACATCTAAAGTTTCTATATAGTTACGAGGCAAGTTCTGTACTTGAACTAATCTTCCTGCATATCTTCCAGTTCTATTGGCTCCATAAAATTGCAATAGTCCTCTTACTCTTTCATCTTTACACATAGCTTCGTCCATAGCTTTATATTTCTTAACAGATGTTTTAGATAATTCTTGCCTTATTTCTAATACTCTTTTTGCTTTTCCATCTTCTAAAGTATCTACCATTTTTTCAACTGTAGCTTTTTGCAAATTCTCAACTTCTTCTCCTGCTTCTTCTAACCAATTTAGTAATTGACTTGTAGAATTGGGATTGTCTAACTTTGTTATCTCTCTTGCTTCTTCTAGTAAATTAGCCCTTGATAATGCGTCTATATACAGAGCACCATTCACTAACTCACTATCAATTCTTACTCCGTATGCATTCATGAATGTATCCAGTACCCAAAGTTTCCATTCCCTGTCAGGGACAGGAAAAGCACTTAATCTTCTGCCTATCTCCATTTCTGTAACTACGTCTTGTATACAGTATTCTTTAAATAGCTCCCATTTTTCTGGAGCATGTTGAGGCAAGTTTCTAGTCCTATTCCCATTGCTCTTAGTAGGGTTACAAGGTATGCAGAAGTATCTTATTAAAGCACTACCAGTAGTTAATTTTTTCTTATCTTGTGGTAAACCCATTGCATTACCTATTGCAGCAAGACCTGCTGTGTACCCGCAATAAAGCCCATGCACCATTGTGCATTGCCATTGTTCCAAAGGAGTTTCTATTCCAGCCATGTTCAGACACCAACATTCAAAGACAGCATTGTATGCGTACTTAATACAAGACTCATCTTTTAAAAGGGCTAATACTTCTTCAGAAATAGCTTCACCTTGAGCAAGGTCTATTATTTTTACATCTTGGCCATCAATAGAATAAGCGAATAGAAGTATCTGAAAATCATCACTCATTGCATACTTATATGCACCTGATTTTCCTATGTCTACAGAGCTAAATGTTTCTATATCAATATTTAAAGTTCTCATAATCGCTCCTTTTTTGAAATTGAAAGGCAGTATTAAAACTGCCCTTCTTATAAGTTTTTTTATAGAATTGGTTCTCCAGTAACTGGATCTATTTCTACCTCATCAAATTCATTTTCTGCTTTAATTCCTACAGCTGATAAAGGCTCTCCATCCATTAGCTTTTGTACATTACCTAGACCACAACCTATTCCTTTTTTACCACTTACTGCATAAGGGAAAAAGTTCACTGATACTCTTGCATAAATTCCTGAGTATATTTCAGATTGGTTAAGAATTGGTTGAGCTCTTACATCAACTATTCCAGGTTGGTAATCAATCTTTGCACTTGCTGTAAACACCCAGTGCCCTTTACATTCGGGTCCAAATTCTTGGCCATCTGATGGTCTCACTCCGTCTCCATCATATATTGGGATAGTTGGTTTTGGAGGTTTAACTCCATTCCACACACTGCTAATTCCTTTTTCTATTGCTGCATTTATAGCTGCATCTAGTTTCATTTTAGTTTGTACATCAGTCTTTGGAACTAGAATTGTACAACTGTACTTTTCTTCTTGCCCTTTTTCTGCTGCATAAGGTTTAAATAAATGCACATAACTTAATCTTACTTTCCCTGTCATTACTCTAGTATCATTTGCCATAAAAAATCACTTCTCCTTTATTTTATAAATTATTAATATCATCAACTGCACTAAATTCATCCTCCGCCTTTATCTTGTTTGTTATAGCTTCTCTTTTATCTGAAGCTTCTACAAGAGTTGGCTTACCTACATTCATAACTATTAAATCTCCAACTAAATTATTAAAATCTTTTTTACCTATTACCTTTTCTATTTGTGCTAAAGTTAAGTACTTTCTTTCGTATAACAGTTCTTCAGCTATTCCATTTTCTTTAAGTACTTTTATAGCATCATCTGTATTTTTAAAACTCCTACTGCCTTTACCATTCACTGCTTTCCAACCAGGAATGTTATTTCCTTTTAAGCTTTCTGCTAATGCATATTTCTCTATTTCTTTTACCCAAGTATCTAAATCACGTGCTTTTTGCAGTATTTCTCCAATTTCTTCTAGCGTTAATAGATCAGCAGTTTTAAATTCATATTTTGCAAGTTCAAGATTAATATTAGCTCTTGCTTTACAAGTTGCTTTAGCTTTACAGAATTTACAGTGTTCTCCACAGTTAAAATCACCCTCACCATTTAAAGCCATTACAGCCTTTTCCTGAGCTTTCTTAGCAAAGGTTAGTAAGTAATCGAGACTACATTCCCAAGTGTCTATGCCAGTTAATCTTGGCTGTACGATTGACATTTTAATGTGCTCTATAGGGAATATCATTTCGTAAGCGAGATATGCTCCTAATGCATACAGAAGTAACTGAGCATTATTTTCAACACTTACAGGAACACCTTTTCCATACTTAAAATCTATAACATGTAAGGTATCATTAGAGATTAGAATACAGTCAGCTGTACCAAACCCACCTGGAACATATTGAGAGAAATCTACTTTTTGTTCCACAGCTATATGAGGAGTAGTTGGGTAACTGTACATCTGTTCTTGAATAAACTCTACATACTCATCTGTGTAACCTTGCATTTCTTCCTGGTAAAGTTCTTTTTCTTTCAGCTTCTTCATAGCTGATGTAAATTTCCTAGAAGTTAATCCAGGATCTATTAATTTTCTTACCTTCAACTCTGCTATTTCATGTGCCAAACTACCTTCTTTTGCATATTCACTTTCTACATCTTCAAACTGTTCACAGAGTCTTACAGAAGGCGGACAAGCCATCCACCTTGATGCACTAGAAGGTCCTAATAGTGCATGTGCCATTAAATATCAACTCCTAAATTTTTAAGTTCTTGAACAAAAGCTCCATAACTTTCTTGAGGCAGAACAGTTATAGCTTTAACTCCAAATTTACCTAACAAATCTCTCATAGTTTTTCTGTTATTTTCAGCGTCTTTCTCTACCCAAGTAGCTGCTATTCTTTGTAAATCATCTGCAGTATACTCAGCTGTCTTAGTAGGTAAAGGAGTTGCTACAGCTACAGGTGCTTCTTCTTTTTTAGCTGGTGCAGTAGGTAATTTTTGATTTGGTGTTTCTTCTACCTTTTTAACAGGTTCTTTTTTCTCTTCTGTTTTAGATTTAGCTTTGTCTAAAGCTTCACCAACAGCTTTTTGTGTATTGATTATTACCTCGGTACAGTTAGCTTCTATGAACTCTCTTATTTCCTTTTTAACTTCTTCTACACTTCCAGTAAATTCAACTTTAACCATTTTTTATATCCTCCTATTTGCATTTTTTATTAATTTGTTGTAATATATAATCAAAAATTGGTTTGATGTCTGTTGATGATGTGGTAGTCGCAACAGACTTTTTATTATTTACCAGCATACTGAACACCTCCTTCACACAGCATAATTCCAAAGTTCTTTAATATCCATCGTTAGAGACTCACCTGTTACAATATTCGATAGAACTGCGATATCTCCATCTTCCAAAACTAGTTCATAGTAGTTGTCATTTATTAAAAACATTCCCATCACCTACAATTTATCCACAAGTCTGATAATAAGCTCTCCAATTCTTACCTTCTCGTTTATTACTTTAAGTTCTCTAAAGTCATCCATGTAAACTTCCAACATTTCTTTTATAATTTCTTGTTTATAGTTAGATTTATTAACAGGCATCTCTTTTAAAACTTTATATTCTTTACCTATTTTTTCTAAATAACCTTTATTTTTTAATCTATTTAAGTAAGTTCTAACAACACCTTCGCTTATATTCAAATCTTCTGAAATTTCCTTATTTGTTGCAAAAGTATTACTTCTTACATATTCCAACACTTCTTCTAATTTAGTCATCTCTATCAACTCCTTAACGACCATTTATTGCCATAGGCATGATTATGTAATCTGTGTTATCCTTGCTAAATTTAATCGCACTTCTATTATTTTTTCCTAAAGCAATATTAAATTTACAGCCCTTAATCCATTTAAACCACAGATCCACATATTTAAAATTTAAAGCTGTTTTTAAACTAGCTTTTATATTATCCATTTCCATAATCTCTAAAAATAATTTGGACTCATCATTTGGATAAGCTTCAACAGATACTTTTCCATTTTCAAAGTTAAAAAATCTAGTAAAATACTCCTTCCCACCTACTGACTTTAACATCTTCCAAACTACGTTTTCAGTAAAATTAATGAGAGGGTATGCTTCAGAATGGCTTTCATACTCTAAGTCTTCAACCACCTTTGATATATTTGGAACTTTCACATCTTTCATAGGCTCATATTCTGTTACTTCAACACCTACTTGAATTGCAAGTTTCCCATCTTTAAGTACTGCTAAAGATTTAGCTTTTTTCAACACATCTAGCACATCATACATAAGAGCATTACCTGTATTGGTTCCAGGTAAATCTTCATGAGTATCTTTAATCGATGCAAGTCTATAAGTATCAGTAAATCCAACATACTTTCCAGCAACTATCAATCCTTTAAGTTCTCCACTTTTAGCAATACTAGCAAAATGATTTAAAACTTTTATATCGTCTTCTCCCAAAACTAGAACTTGCTTTCCCGTGTTTTTAGAATTGTAATCATTTATATTCATATTTTTCTCCTTGAAATCTTAAATTTTTTAATGTATAATCTAGGTGAAATATGTTACCTAAATATTTTTTCTTAAAGCATCTGTCATACAACTTTGGTCGGGAGTAGCAGATGTTTTTCTTTTGTATGCTGCTAATATGCTAGCTATTACCAATGCTAGTTTCTTCATAACTCTTCTCCCTTGTGCTTCATAAACCAATCTGCCAATTTTTCTTTTATAACAAGATGCTTTACACCAACTTTTATAAAAGGAAAATCAGAGTATTCTCTTGCAATCTGTTTTAATTTTTGTAAACCTATTCCTGTGAGTTCTGCTGTTTCTGGCATTGTTAACAACATCTTTTCTGACATCTTAATCTCTCCTTTCTAGTTAATTTTTGCTGTCAGCTGAGTAATAATATCCTGACATTTATTCTCATAATATATTGAGTTATTGCATCTAGCATCATCTGTTTTAAAACTTATAGCCCCATAAGTCCAGTCATCCGTGTAATAGCTCATTTCTGGAGTTAATGAGACCTGATTAATATCATCCCCAGGATTTAAAACTACATAAGCCTGATATTTTTCAGAAGTGGTATTAAGTGCAACTACATATTTATGATTTTTAAACAAACTTTCACGAGCAATAAATGATCCTTTTACAACTCCCATTCTGCATCTTCCTCCCATATAAGCCCATCAAAGTCATACAACTCTACGTACTTCATGTACGCCCCAAAAATAACTTTAAGCAACCATACAGTTTTATATTTAATTACATCTAAAAGAGTTGCTTTTTTACTTTCTTTCAAAAGTTCTCTTGCTGCTATTTCGCTTCTAGTCATTTTCTCCCTCCCAAATCTCTAAAACTTCTATAATTTTTAAGACTCTATTAAAGTTAAGCCCTTGTAATTCTTTTTTGTTCCAGTACTTTTTTAGAATTGTGCAGTGTAGCATAATATCCTCCTATTTTCCACAATACCAAAATTGTTCTTTGAAACCTTTTATAACTTCAATTCCCAAGAATCCAAAGCCATTAGTTCCTTGAGCATACCATCTTTTTTCATAATCATTGACTTCATCTATAGTTCCGACAAAGTCATAACTGTCCCAGCTTCCGTCTCTGTCACAAGCACTAAGCTGATTAATTCCGAACAGTTCTTTAAAAACAATCGGTCTACTAGCTTTGTGTCCAAAAATTCCAAATATATTTTCTAGTTTTCTCATTTTTCCCACCTCATTTAAAAGCTTTTTCTTATATAATTACTATAGTCTTCTTCTATCTTTTCCAACATTTGCTCAATTTCATACTC